ACCACGCAGCCGACGTACCCGCGGCAGATGTTCAACAGCGCAACGCAGGCCTATGCCTTCGTCGCGGATGCCACCCAGCAAGCGGCCCTGGTGGCACAGGACTCCAACTGGTCGCCGACCGATCCGTTTTCCACCACCTGAAAGGACTTCGCCATGACGCTCAAGTCTCTCTGGCACTCGCTCCTGGCCAAGGCCAGCGCCGAAGAACAGGCGCTCGCCGCCCAGTTCCACGAGCACATAGAGGCGCTCGACGCCGAACTTACCGAGGCGATCCCGTTCAAGGAATACCCGAAGTGGGTGGGCGACAAGGTCGTCAACTCGAAGGCCGAGGAGGACGCGCTCAAGGCGCCCGCCGAGACCGTGCACGCCGCGCCGCCGGCGCCCGTCGAGACTCCGCCCGCGCCGCCGGCTCCCGCGCCCGCGCCGGAAGCGCCGCCCGCGCCCGCGCCGGCCGCAACCAACACCGAAGAGGTGCCGAAGTGAACGCCCGGTTCCAGCGGTACCCGATGGTGATGAACCATCCGAACTTTCAGCCCGCGCAGATGCATCGCGTCAACAACGCCACGCCAGGCATGAAGGGCGAGGCCTGGGCCGGCGACATGCAGGGCACGCCGGTGAAGTTCCCCCCGGTCACCGTCAACAACGAGGACCAGGAGGAGTACCACCGCGCCCAGGGCTACGTGGCGGCCGCGGGCGACGAGTACGAGTACAACGTCGCGCGCAACAACCTCAACCCCAGCGGCTACGCCTTCAAGGAGTACCCGAAATGGATCGACGACGGCACCCCGGAGGGCGTGACGGTGAATACACCGGAAGAGGAGGGCGCGCTGCGCTCGCGCATGATGGCGCGCCGCATGGCGACGCTGGACGCGGGCCCGACGACGATCGGCGAGGTCGTGGACCAGGCGGCGAAGCTGGCGGGCCTGCCGACGGCCGAGGAGCTCGAGCAGTTCCGCCAGTGGAAGGCGGCACAGGAGGCCGCTGCTGCAGCACGCGCGCCGAAGGCGAAGCGGGCCCCGCGCGCGAAGGCCTCCTACGCGGAGCGAACCCGCGGGCCTGCGGTTGCCAGTTCTGCCGTCGACGCTCCTGGCGAATGAGCTGAGCCATGACGACCGCGATGGACCTCATCCAGGCTTCTCTCGAGGAGCTGCGCGTCTACTCGCCGGGCCAGACCGTTCGCGCGGCTGACTCGGCGCGCGCGCTGTGGGCGCTCAACGGGATGATGGACTCGTGGTCGAACGACACGCTGGCCTGCTACGCGATCATGGAGCAGAGCGGCCTGCTGCAGCCCGGCGTAGCGTCCTACACGGTGGGCACGGGCGGCGTGTTCAACGTGCCGCGTCCGCTGGCCGTGCTCACCGGCATGGGCGCTGCTTACCTGCAGGACACCCTCGGCAACAACTACCCCGTCGAGGTCGTCGAGCAGGACGTCTGGAACACGATCGGCAACCGCACGACGACGTCGCAGATCCCGGACACGATGTTCTTCGACCCGCAGTTCCCGCTCGCGGTCGTCAACGTTTACCCGACGCCCTCGATCGCCTACACGCTGTTCTGGGACTCGCGCCTGCTGCTGCAGGAATTCCCCACGCTGCAGACCGCGCTGTCGCTGCCGCCCGGCTACCAGGACGCGATCCAGCACAACCTGACGGTGCGCCTGAAGCCCTATTTCAAGGGCGCGCAGCTAGATCCGATCATCGCAGAGCTCGCGCGCGAGACGCGCGCCGCGGTCAAGCGCACCAACATCAAGATGTCGCCGGCCACCTTCGATCCCGAGATAGTCGCGCGCGCGGCCGGCACGTACAACATCTATCGCGACGGGCGAGGGAGCGGGACGTGAGGACGCCGCTGCTCGGAGCCGCGTACGCCTCGAGGTCACTGAACCTGGCGGCGCAACGCTGCATCAACCTCTACCCGGAGCTGGTCGAGACGAAGGACGGCAAGTCCGTTGGCGCGCTGTACGGCGTGCCGGGCGAGACGCTGCTGGCCACCATCGGCACCGGCCCGCACCGCGGCTCGTTCGCGCGCGCGGGCGGCCTGCTGTACGTGGTCTCGGGCAGCGGCGTCTACAGCGTGACGACGTCCTGGGTGGCCACGCAGATCGGCACCATCGGCACCACCTCGGGCCCGGTCTGCATGATCGACAACGGCACGCAGATCGCCATCTTCGACGGTGTCGCCGGTTACTGCTGGAACGGCACGAAGTTCACCACCATCGCTTTGCCGGCGACGGGCCCGGTCTCCGCGGCCTATCAGGACGGCTTCGGCCTGATCAACCAGCTGGGCACCCAGACCTGGTGGCAGTCCAACTACAAGGACTTGAGCACCTGGAACGCGCTGAACTTCGGCACGAAGGACGCGAAGCCCGACTGGGTGCAGGCCATCGGCGACAAGAACCGCGAGGTCTGGCTGTTCGGCCAGGAGTACACCGAGGTGTGGGTCAACGCCGGCGTCTCGGGCTTCGCTTTCCAGCGCTTGCAGGGCGTCTTCATCCAGGCCGGCTGCGTCGCGCCGTTCTCGGTGGCCAACATCGACGAATCGCTGATCTGGCTTGGCTCGAACCAGTACGGCCAGGGTGTCGTCTTCGTGAGCGAGGGCTACCGAGCCAAGGTGGTGTCCACGCACGCGATCGCCAACGCCATCCAGGGCTACGTGCGCGCCGGCATCACGATCGCGGACGCCATCGGGTTCGTCTACCAGGAAGACGGGCACATCTTCTACATGCTGACCTTTCCGTCGGCCAATGCGACCTGGTGCTGGGACCAGGCGACGGGCCTGTGGCACCAGCGCGCCGCCTTCGTGAATGGCGCGTTCAATCGCCACGACGCCAACTCGTACGCCTACTTCGGCGGCCGCCACGTGATCGGGGACTGGCAGAGCGGCAACCTGTACGCGCTCGACCTCGAGGTCTACACGGACAACGGCCGGCCCCGGAAGTGGCTGCGCTCGTGGCGCGCGCTGCCGCCGAACAAGGTTGCTGAAGAGCCGATGACCTTCGACTCCTTGCAGGTCGACATGGAGACGGGCATTACCGCGCCGGCCGGAACCGATCCGCAGGTGGCGCTGCGGTGGTCGGATGACGGCGGCCACAACTGGAGCAATCAGGAGCTCGCGGACTGGGGCGCCACCGGTGCGACGGCTAACCGCGTGCGCTGGACTCGCCTGGGCCAGACGATGGAGTCCACCGGCCTCGACCGCACATTCGAGGTCTCCAGCAGCGATCCGGTGCGCGTTGCCTTGATCGGCGCGTCGATGGAGGTCAGCTGATGGCTTTCAACATCATCCCCCCGCAGGTTCCGTTCACGACGGCGGACGGGCGCATCGCGCGCGAGTGGTACATCTTCCTGCTCAACCTTTTCGAGAGCAACGGCAGCGGCAACAACGCGCTGACGCAAGACCAGTTCGAGACGCTGTTCCTGGCCGGCCTGCGCACGCCCAACACCGCCGGCATCGAGTCGGCGGTACGTGAGCTCGCCGCTACGCTGCAGACCCAGCGCAGCGAACGCGCCGCGGTGCAGGCGCTGACGCAGCGCGTGTCCGACCTCGAGGAGCTGCTGCAGAACCTGCGACCCGCCCCGCTGGATCCGCGCATCCCTGACCTGCAGACCATCACATTCGGGAGCCGTCCATGGCTTTGACCTTCATCAAGCTGTTCGCGCCGCAGCAGCTGGGCACGGCCGCAGCAACAATCTTCACGTGCCCCGCGGCGCCCAGCACCACGGTGCTCAAGAACGGACGTCTGCGCCTGACAAACACCACGGCCGCCGCCGTCACGGCGACGCTCTACGCTGTCCCCGCGGCCGGAGTAGCTGGCGCCGCCAATGCGTTCGTCTCGGCGCAGAGCATCCCGGCCAATTCGTTCGTTGACGTCGACATCCCGACGCTCGCTGCCGGCGACTTCATCCAGGGCCTGGCCGGGGCCGCCACGAGCATCACGGTGCACGAGCTGGGCGGGGTGCTGTACTCATGACCGAGCAGGAAGCCACCATGCGCCGGCTGGCCTGGGACACCTACTTCGCGTCGGTGGTCAGCATGAGCCTGCACCCGGGCACGACGCGAGACGCCGCGGTGCCGCGCACACCCGCGCAGTGCGCCGCGATCGCCGATGCCATGCTGGCCGAACGCGATCGACGTCTGCAGGAAGGCCTGCTGTGAGCCAGCACATCAAGCTCATCCGATCCGGCGCGCCGGTGGCAGCCCTGCACTGGGCGCTGCTCGAGCACCCTGAGCTCTGGGACCAGAACACGGCGCGCACAGCGAATCCGGCATCGCCGCACCACGGGCTGTCCGACATCTGGGCCCGCTACGCCGCGCCCGGCGTCGACGGCCAGAAGCCGCACCAGTCGGTCTGGTACCCGTGCGCCGACGTGCTGCCGCTGCGCGAGCTGGTCGAGCCGCTGGTGCGTGGCGTCGGCGGCCTGGAGCTCGGCGGCGTCCTGATCACGCGCATCCCGCCTGGCGCGCGGTGCCGGCCACACACCGACCCTGGCTGGCATGCGCGGCACTACGAGAAGTTCGCGGTGCAGATCGCCAGCGCGCCGGGGCAGGCTTTTCATTTCGAGGACGGGCATCTCGTGACCAAGCCCGGCGATGTCTTCTGGTTCGACAACGCGCACACCCACTGGGTGACCAACGATTCCAACTACGAGCGGATCACGCTGATCGTGTGCATCCGCCCGCAAAGAAAGGTGGCCTGATATGCCATGGGCAGCAGCAGCGGTCGCGGCGGCCTCCATCGGGGGCGCCCTCATCACGTCCAACGCGTCGACGAGCGCCGCCAACACGCAAGCCAACGCGGCGAACCAGGCCTCGCAGGTCGAACAGAACCAGTTCAACCAGACGCAGGCCAACCTGCAGCCCTACATGCAGCAGGGCACGATGGCGTTGTCGGACATCAACAGCTTCATGGCCAATCCGTCCATGGTCTCGCAGCTGCCCGGCTACCAGTTCCAGCTGCAGCAGGGCACCGCCGCGATCGACAACAGCGCGTCGGCCAGCGGCCTGACCGGCAACACGCTCAAGGCGCTCAGCGACTACGGCCAGGGCCAGGCCGCGAGCTACTCCAACAACTACTGGAACCAGTTGATGCAGATGGCCAACCTCGGCCAGACGTCGGCGGCGGGCGTGGGCAACATCGGCGCGAGCACTGCCAACTCGATCGGCCAGAACACCATCGGCGCCGGCAACGCGATCGCGGCCGGCCAGGTGGGCAGCGCCAGCGCGATCAACAGCGGGGTCAGTAACGGCCTGCAGAACTACCTGCTGCTCAACGCGATGCAGAACAACGGTGGTGGTGCCACGGTGCCGGGCTACGGCAACGTGGGCGCCGGCTGGGGCGCGGCCAACTACTCGCTGGGGGGCTGATCGTGCCGGTCGACGCATCCATTCCTCTCGCCGGCATCGACCCCAACGCGCAGGCTTGGAACCCGCAGCGCACGATGTCGCTGCTGGACTTCGCGCAGCAGATGCGCGCGCGGCAGCAGGCCCAGCAGCAGCAGAACGCGCTGCGCTCGATCTTCGCCAACCCGGCCAGCATGACGCCGGATGGCCAGATGCGCCCCGAAGCCGTTGCCCAGGTGATGCAGATCGACCCGAAGACCGGGATGGCGCTGCGCGAGCAGATGATGACCAACCAGGTGCAGCAGTCGACCATCGGCAAGAACGAGGCGCAGATGGGCGCAGCTCAGACCGAGCAGGCGCTCAAGAAGCAAGCCTACATCGAGGACACCGTGCGAGCCCCGGCGATCATCGCCTACGAGAAGGCGATCAAGGCCGGCATCCCGCCGGCGCAGGCCACGCAGGTCGCGCAGGTCGAGTTCTCCAAGGGTCTGGACGCCGCGCGCGCGTCGGGCATCTTCAGCGAGGACGAGCAGGGCCGCCTGCCGAAGTCGTTCGATTACCAGCGCGTGACGACCAACTCGAAGAGCTACAAGGACTACGTCGCGCAGCAGGAGAAGAAGGACGCGGACGCACGCGCCGAGAAGTCCGAGGCCGAACGCGAGCGCCACGACCGGTCGATGGAAGGCGCCGCGGCCGCGCGCGAGAACCGCCTGGCCGGCGCCATCGAAGGCCAGAGCGGCAAGCCGCCGGCGGGCTACCGCTGGAGCAAGGACAAGCCCGGCGAGCTTGAGGTGATCCCCGGCGGGCCGGCGGCTCGCAAGGAAGGCGCCGGCCTGACCGTGGCCGACAAGATGAACCCGGTGATGCTCGCCACCGTGACGCTCGACATCAAGGAGGGTCGCAAGGCGCTCGACTTCATGGAGAAGGCGGGCCTGGACAAGGGCTCGCCGTTCTACGCCGATGAGCACGGCGCCGGCGCTGGCCGCCGCCTCATCAACAAGTTCATTGCGCCCGAGAAGGAACAGGAGTTCGACGTGTACGCCAACAAGCTCGGCCAGGCCATCGCGTCGGCCCAGTCGATGGGCCGCGGCCAGATTTCCGAGGCCAAGATCCGCGAGGCGCAGAAAGCCATCCCCGTCGAGGGCGACTCGAAGCACATCCGCGAGGTCAAGATGGGCCAGCTCAAGGCCTTCTTCAACTACGTCGACGAGGTGCTGAAGACGCCGATCAAGCCCGGCGCGCGCGGCGCGAGTGACCAGGCAGCCGAGCAACAGGATGCGGCCGACTTCTCGGCCCTGTGGAAGTGACCATGGCCGACGCACGCATGGACCCTCAGGCCACCAAGGGCGACGGCATCGTCTGGATGACGCCGCAGCAGTACCTCGATCTGACGCCCGACCTCAAGAAGCCGGAGCAGGGCGGCCAGGCCGAGTCCCTGCGCGAGAGCATCGCGCGCGGTGAGCCGATCTCCACGCCCCCCTCGCTGACCGTCAAGGGCGGCAAGGTCACCGAGCAGGACGGCCGGCACCGCGCCTACCAGCTGCAGCAGTCGGGCGTCGGCCTGATTCCGGTGCGCGTCGAAGGCGAGATCCCCAAGGACGGCAAGCTCACCAGCATGATGGGCGGGCCCGTGCAGCTCGACACCGCCCGCCTGGCCGCGCCCAAGCCCTGGAAGGACGTCGCGCGCAGCCCGGAGTACCGCAAGCTGTCGCCCGAGCAGCGCGACGCCGCGCGCCAGCAGTACTTCGACCAGGTCGTCGCGCCGCGGGTGGGCAAGGGCGACCGCGACCTGGCGCGCGAGCAGTTCATGGGCCAGACCGAGTTCCGGCGCGTGCCAACCGAGGCGGAGATGCGCGAAGCCGACCCGACGAACGGCATGTCGACGCTTGATCTCGCACGCGCCGGCGCCGGCAAGGCGATGTCCGACCTCGGCACGGGCGTGCGCTCGATGCTGCCGGCAGCCCTCGGCGGCACCAAGCCGGGCGAGGTCGACCAGATGCGCCGCGAGGACGCGCCCCTCATGGCCACGACGGCCGGCCGGCTGGGTAACGTCGGCGGCTCGATCGCCACGGCGCTGCCGGCGGCCCTGATCCCGGGCGCCAACACGGTCGCGGGCGCTGGCGCCGCCGGCGCGGTCTACGGCGCGCTGCAGCCGGCCGAGAGCCTCGGTGAGCGCACGGGCAACGCGCTCGAAGGCGGCCTGACGGCGGGCGGGATCACGGCCGGCGCGCGCGCTCTGCCGTCGGTCTACCGGGCGCTGGTCGACCCGTTCCGCCAGGTCGGGCAGGACAAGATCGCGCTCGACACCATCGGCCGGTTCGCCAAGGATCCGAACGTCCTCTCCAAGCCGATGACCGACCTCGAGCTCGTGCCGGGCTCGCGCCGCTCCCTGGCTGAGGTCACCGGCGACCCCGGTATCGCGCAGCTGCAGCGCGCCGCGCAGGCCGCCTCGCCGGAGACGGCCAACGTCTTTGCCGACGTGCGCACGCAGCGCCTTCAGGCCCGCAAGGACGCTGTGGCGACCATCGCCGGGACGGAGGGCGAGAAGCAGTTCTTCGAGGCAGCGCGCGACGCAACCGCGCAGCGCCTCTATGGCGAGGCGTTCAAGGTCAAGCCCGACCCTGCCAATGTCGCGAAGGTCGCGCCCCAAATCAAGGAACTGCTGCAGCGCCCATCGATTCAGGCCGCGCGCGACGATGCGCTCAAGATCGCCGCGGAGGAGGGCGTCAAGCTCACGCCGAAGAAGCTGGCCGACGGCTCCATCGAGAGCCTGCACTACATGAAGAAGGCGCTGGACTCGCAGATCTCGCGCGCCAAGGTCGCCGGCGACAGCGCTCAGGCCGCGCGCCTGCTCGACACTCAGAAGAAGCTGCTCGGCGTCATGGACACACTCTCGCCCGACTACAAGGCGGCGCGGGCGGTCTACGCGGCCGACTCCAAGCCGATCAACCGCATGGAGATCGGCGAGTACCTCAGCAAGAAGCTGTTCCCTGCGCTCAACGACTACGGGACAGAACGGATCCGGGCTGCCGACTTCGCCAAGGTCATCCAGGACGGCGACAAGCTTGCCCGGAGCGCGACTGGTCATCCGGGCGCGAAGCTGGCCGACATCTTGACTTCCGACCAGATGAAGACGATCGACGCGCTTGCGCACGATGTCGGCGGCGAGGCGGCGGCGGTCGAACGCGCCAAGGTGCCCGGCAGCCCCACCGCGCAGTACCTCAGCGGCAAGAACGCCATGCGCGAGATCGCGGGCCCACTCGGCATGCCCAAGTCGTTCGCCGAGTCCGTGGTGGCCAACACGCTGGCCAACCGCTGGGTGAGCCTGGCCGCCAAGCCGGTGGAGGAGCGGATCCAGGCCCGCCTGGCGCAGTTCCTGACGGACCCGCAGACGGCCGCCGCGGCCGCCGCGCGCCGCGCGCAGATGGCGCAGACGCTGCCGATGTCGGCGCTCAACTTCGGCGGCCAGCGCGTGCTGCCGCCTGTGGCCGTCGGCTCAGGCGCCTACGCCGCCAACGGTCAGTGACCAGTCCAGATGGAAGCCCACACGCACATGGCCAGGACCATCCCGATCAAGACAGCGCAGCCGATGGAGTACGCGACCCGGTTGCGGTCGCTGTCGATCATCAGCAGGCGCTTCACCCAGCCGTCGGCCATGTTCCGCTGCACCCAGCGACTCGCGGGCCGCGTGATGAACGCGACGATCAACAGCGCCACGAAGGGCGCCAGCGCTTTTCCGATCAACCAGGTGGGCATGGGCAGGAGTGTAGCGCCGTGAACATTTTGCTGATCGATGCTGACCGCTGCGGGCTCGACTTCGCGCAGCGCTGCGTCGACGCCGGCCACGCCGTGAAGTGGTTCCGGTATTCGAAGAAGCCGGTGCGCGACGGCGAGGGCTTCAAGGGCATCGAGTTCGTCACGAAGTGGCGCGACCACATGAAGTGGGCCAAGCAGGGCCTGATCCTGACCACGGCCAACCACAAGTTCCTGAAGGAACTCGACGCCTTCCGCGAGTTCGGCTTCCCGATCTTCGCGCCGTCGTTCAAGTCCGCGCAGATGGAGATCGACCGCGGCGCCGGCATGAAGCTGCTCGAGAGCATCGGCGCCAACATCCCGCCCTTCCAGACCTTCAACAGCCTGGAGGAGGCCGAGGCGCACGCGCGCAAGAGCGACCAGTCCTACGTCTTCAAGACCATGGGCGACGAGGAGGACAAGTCGCTGTCCTACGTCGCCAAGGACCCGGCCGACCTGGTGGGCTGGCTGCGGCGAAAGATCGCAAC